AGTCAGCAATTATAGATAATGACCCAGTTGGTGCAATTGAAAGAGTTGCAACAGATAGTGGTGCATATTTTGATGATTTGTGTAAATGCTTCCCAATCTTATCTATGATACTCAACGTTTCATCAGAGTCATACAAAACATACATGTCCATTAACATGTCACCGAAGCCCATTACACCAAGTCCTGTACGGAAAAATCTATTTTGCATCTCATAACATTTTGAAATTTCTTGAGGATATTGTGTAGATTTATTCATACCCATAAGGAAATTTGTTCCTCTTTCAACTAAATAGTCGAGTTTGTCATAATCAAAATCATTATCTGTTGTAACACAATGTGCCAAGTTTATACTGCCGAGACAGCAACTTTCATAAGGAAATAACGGCACTTCACCGCAATCGCGTGTACTAATACCGTTACCCAGCAGAGATTTAGTTACCGGAACTAGGTAGTCATATACTTCTTCAACCCCAGCAGGCTCAATAGATACAATAGCTTCATAAAACTCTTCGCTTTTATATATTACTGGGTTGTACTGTTCTTGCATGTATTCCCTTAAAAAAGATACATATTGTTCAAATATTAATTTGCTCCTCCCCCCAATTTGCAGACGATAAGAAGGTTTGTGTGTGTCATAAAATTTATAAACGGCATCACTTGAGTGTCCTTTTCGTGTTACAGTAAATATTTTAGACCTAATACCAAAATTAGCTAATAGTATCTGTAATTCATTTATAAACTCTTTACTCTTATTTGTAAGAGCTATAGCCATAGAATGGCCGCATTCAATATGTCCATCGCAAGCATATAATCCAGTTAAATACCCCCTCGCAAACTCTAAAGAGCCTTCAAATACTTTTTTTGGTATATGTTCTTTATTAATATTTGCAAACCAGCTAATAATTTCCTTTTTAGGCGTTTTAAGTTTATAGATTAAATTACCATTTGTGTTTGTTCTTTCTTGAATTTTTAATAAAATACCAAATTTAGATTTAATTAATTGCTGAACAGTTTCAATCATTAATTTATTATCTGGGCCTGCTACGAACCCAATAGTATCCGATATCCATCCATCACCATGAATAAATCCAAGTAATAATCCATCCCTGTAGTCTTCATCAGTGCCCCCGCAAAAATTCATCTTGTTTTGTATTGCCACCATATCACCGATTTTTAAATCTTTCAAATCTATCCAGTCGGAATTGCCTAATGAATAATTTTTAACCCAAAAGCCATGGTCGTCTGTTGCTTTGATTGACATGCCATTTGCAAGAGTTACTTTAAAGACAGGCCTCTTACCAATACTAAATATTTTTCCTGCCTTTTCATATGAAATTGATGTATGTATAACCCTATCATCTACAAGTATTTCGTCTCCCACTTTAACTTCTTTAATGGGCACTATACCTCTTCTGGTAGGAATTAAAGTATCACCAGTCACACATGGATTTGTTGCTCTGATTGATTCGCCAGGATGTAGTGGATTGTCTTTATTTATTCTATCAAAGAATAATAATCCAGGACAACCGTTGGCCCAAGCATAGGTTACTGCCATCCAAAAAATATCACGCGCTTTTATTGTTCTAACAACTCTTTTTTTGTCGTATCGGGATGTTAAAGGAACCTCATCATCTGTTTCAACTAATTTCATAAATTTATCTGTTACTAATATAGATAAGTTAAAATTGGTAAGTTTATCATATCTTGTTTTAATTTGAATAAAATCTAAAATTTCAGGATGGTCATATTCAAGAACACCCATACTTGCACCGCGCCTAAAACCGCCTTGCTTTACAGCTTCGGTCGATGCATCAAATAAATTCATGAACGAAAGAACACCAGAAGCCATTCCGCCTGCTTTTAAAATTGCACCTTTTTCTCTTATGTCGGAAAAATTATACCCGCATCCACCGCCAGCCTTAAAAATTATTGCAGATTGGAGAAGCGCTCTATAAATTCCCGGAATTGAATCTTCAACAGGAAGTACAAAACATGCTTTATTCATATTATTATATCCAGCATTTCTTATACATGGAGAGTTAGGAAGAAAATCTAAACTTTGCATCATCTCATTATATTCTTTTTCGAGCTGTGGTATATTTCCATTGCCTCCGGGAGTGTGCTTTGCTATCTCTTTTGCAACACGCGGAAAAATATCAACTGGCTTTTCACCATGGCTACAATATCGCTTGCTTAATAAATCGATTGCGTTCGCTGTTAATTGCATAATTTTATCACCTCAAAACAGTAAGATTAACTTAATAAATACGACTATTTCAATACTGTGGGTTAAACTTGTTTTATTATGGCAAAATTACCAAAACTTTTTGGCTAAAATCTTACTTATATCATACCCCCGCGTTTTCTCATTAATCCTCATTATTTCGCGTTTTAACGCGATATCTCAGAAACACATGGTAATATATTAATAAGCATGAGTTCGTGTGTTTAAAGCGCGTTTCCGTGAAGATTTTTTGCAAGAGAGAGGAGGGTTTCACGGTGTTTCTTTGTTTTCAATGCATTTTCGCCAAATTTATACCACGGAAGCCCCTCAACGAAGACTGTATTATCATAAATCTGTGGTAAGTAGGACAACACGGCATCGCATTGCAATGTGTCATACAAATCCATTATAACTTGCCATAAATGGAGTTGGCGCCAAATGTAAAATGTTTCCTCCATTGTTATGTCATAAAAGCCTATATTGTCACCGAGCCACCCAACACCAAAAAATGGTGATATATAATAAACGGGAAATTGAGTCTTTAAGAGTGGTTTCCAAAATGTGTTTCTATGGTCTTTATACAAATCATCATTAAACACGAGATATGCTGGCTTGTTCAAAAAAATAAAATTTGCAGCAGGGGATAGCTGATGAACACCAACAGAAATAATTCTAAAAGAGGATTCCGTGTATTTACATGGTGGTAAATACTGTTTTCCTGAAAATACAGGATTCCGCTGAATTTGGGAATCAGGAACAAGAACAAGAGGTTTAGTGCAATATTTTGTAATTGAATCCGGTCTTAATTTCGCCATCTCTTACACCTAGCCAGACAAAACCAACTGGTAGCGGGTCATATAATCCGCGCTCTCCATATCCAATCGTATCTTCAACATAATTGCGTAAAAATGAACCCGAGGAAGCCATATGAATAATACGCGATTCTATGTCAGTGTTAAATGTTAAAACAGGAACAGGGCGCGCGAATAATTCATGTGTGTGGCCATAAACAACAAAATCAACGTGGGTTAGTTTGCCCTTAACTTCATCTAAACGGTTAATTTTACCACCAATCTTTCTACCGCCACCAGACCCATGCGCAATAAATCCAGTCAACTCGTTGCCGTTTGGAAATTCTAACCTAATAAAAGAAGCAAAACTTAAATATGGTATTTTTAACCGATAGCATATTTTTCTAATCTCATTCATTTCAGAGTATTGTATTAATTGCCATTCATGATTACCAATTAATAAACCACCTGATTTATTTCGTAGTTTTGCATATTGTTCCTCAAAATAAATAAATGCATCATCAACCGACTCAAAGTTATCGTCTCTATTAAACGGGTCGTATCGTTTATCTTTTGCAACAATAGAATCAACATAATCACCCATACCGAAATCGAAACCAATCGGGTCGTTTTGCACAAGTTGATTTGTTAATTTCCATGCATCAACATCAGATTGTTTACATCCTAGATGAACATCACCACGGAAATATAGATTAGCATCATTCTGCTTCATTTTTATATTCCAGACTTCTGTGATTTTAATCACCTACTTTTTTTGCTTCGATGTTTATGAAAATTTCATCTTCAATATATTTAATTTCTATTTTTGTTTTCTCATTATTAAAATTAAATGTCTGACAAACAAAATCTTTTATAATTTGTCCGATAGGTTCCATATTTTCACCTCTGATAAAAAACTTTTTCGCCTTTATATTCCAATTCCCACAACGCTTTATTTCGTCGTTTTTCTCGGGATGCTTTTGCGCGGCATGTTGATTTGGGATAACAAAAACGTCTGTTAGACCGCGCATCCTCGGGGATAATAGCTCCGCAAATTTCACATCTTCGCATAGAAGTGAAAATATGCCTTATAGATATAAATGTTTTTGTTAATGCCAACGGAAGTCATCAAAAAGGAATACGTGCTCTTCACCGTCGTAGGTGATGCGACCTTGAACGAGTGCAACATATGCCCCGCCTGTACCTGTTTTTGTTACTTTGCAACCAAGCAAATAAAATGAACCAAACGTCCATAAATCCGGCATATCAGATACAGATGTTATATTATTCCACGAGGTCCATGACAATTTATCAGGGGGGTCGGCTCCTGTTGTTGAAAGTGTGGCTGAAAAGGATGTGCCCCCCAAAACACCATTGTATATTGGTTGTAATGTCAATGTAGGTGTGAATGTTGTTTTTCCTGTGGCGTATGCACGTATTTCTACTTTTGATATATATCCCAAATCTAATGGCGGGCATGAATTGCCTGATATTGTTTGAATATCAGATGAACGCGTGGTATATGCATATGTTTGTAGATTATTGTATAACATCATTGGTGCACTCTGCATAAATTGGGTTGCAGGTGTTGTACCTGTAAAATAAAATGTTTTTGTATTAGTTCTCGAAGTGGCTGGATTTTCAGCTCTGACAAGATAGAAATCAAATAATCTGACGTTTGACCAATCCATCGTTCCATGTGTAACGTCTGGGGACGAGAGGTCGATTTCAATATCATTCCATTCGTCTGCCGACCATGTAAATTCCCATGCAACATAATCCTGGTTGCTAGATTGTAGGAAAATCCAACGATTATCAAATTTATCAGCGGAGAGTAATGTATAAAATCGAAATGTTAGGTAGTTTGCGTCTAAAAGGCTAAATGACCAACCCGGGTCATATGCAAGTTGTTCAATAAAATTACAAAACGCAACTCGTAAACACTGTCTTCCGTTTTTAATAGGTATCAATGACATATGTCCGCTAGACACCCAACCATTTAGAGAATCACATGAATTAATTTGATATGGGTCGATAGTACCAGAAATTGTTAATGATATCTCAGGTCCTTTGTCTTCATCAATAGTGAGGTCGGTTGGCGCAAGCCACACGTGCTGTGTGTTGCCATAGAGGTAGCGTGTACTTTCATTTGATGCAAAAGGTGGAGTTATAATATAACATTTTGGTGGTAAACACCAATGAATGCCACTCCCTGTAATTGTTCCATGATTGCAATAGCCAGAATCGTCTTGCACTGTTAAACCCTCTCCCTCATCCATTTCCCAATGACCAACAAGGCCGGAGGTGGGCTGCCCTGACCTCTCGTAAAGAGTTAAAATTTCAGTGGCAGTTAACGCTCTGTTATAAATGCGCGCATCGCGCATAATTCCTATAAAACTGTTCTTCTCGCCCGTGCCACTGCCTATACCTAATCTGACCGGGTTGCCGTCACTGGCTATAAGTGCACCAGTTGCAGTTGCACTATCAGTTAGTACATTACTGCCATTTATATACAATTTTGCTGTGTGTGAAGTTTGGTCATATGACGCAGCAATATGAACCCACTCGCTGATAGGTAATTTTGTAGTTGTAAAACTCCAGCCATAACCAGAAGCTGTGGATATCATAAAACGGAAACATCTGTATTTGTTGCTAGCAGCGGTATGAAATATACAGAGACAGTATGAAACACCTTGACTTGTGTCAGCAGTGCATTTTTTCCAAATAAATCCAGGATAAGCACTATATCCTGTCATCATTGTATCTGGCCGTATCCAACAGGAAAGCGTAACACCTGTTGTAAGCTGCAAGCTTGATGTTTCAGGAACGTTGACATAGCTGCCCCCTGTCCCATCAAATTGTAATCCACAATAATTTGTAATATTTGGGCAATATCCAGCGCCTTTATTCAGTTTATAATACCCAACAGGGTCGATTGGGATAGTTCCGTCGCTATAAATAGTTGTAATTTGTTCCGTGCTGAGAGTTGTGTCATATATTTTAATATAATCAATCGACCCTTTATACCATCTGTCACTACCACCTAAAGACCCAATAACAAAATCTCCACCCTCTTCGGTTGCACCACAAGAAAAAGCAGTGTTTGTGCTAACACCAACGAGTGAACCATTAACATATCCTCGGCATGTATATCGGTCGGCTAAATTTGAATCATATGGACGAATAATATGTGCTAATGTTATCCATTTATTGTCCCACGCAGAATTCCAATTGCATGTCGTGCTGGTGCTTTGTGCATTTGGATTATCATATCCATAAAATTCTATAATAGATGGTGGTGTGGACGACACATACCTATATGGTGCGTTGAGCAAAAAGCTGTAGTAACGGCTATATACAGAGTTGTCGCTTGCTGCCCCTTGGTCGTATGTTTTAATTCGCGATATACCTGTAATACTATGCGAACCAGTCAGTCCAGAAATATATAATAAAGTGCCCGTTGTTGCCTCACCATCAAAAGAACTCACAACATCATTATATGTTATACAAATTCTTTTTGAGTTTTTTAAAGTTTCTTTTAAAGTTGTTAAATTGGCATATCTTGATGTTCCATAAAGGGAAAAACCGAGCGTCACATCAGTGCTCGTTTGACCTGTTCTTTCGAGATATGGTATGCCTTCTGACGCCTGCTGAAAAATATTCCATTTATCCGCTGTATTTCGTGCATGCACTTGATACCCTGCAATCTCAAAATCATTTATACAATACGCCATGTTACCACACCCTCATATCATCTATATATTGTGGGGTTGTTGTTGTAATAGACGATATAATTCGTTTTGTGATTTTTGTTATATTTTCTAAGGAAGGGCTTCCCACAGTTCCTGCCGGCCCCTTCAATGTCAGATTTTCGTATGTCCATGTATTTGCATTATATGTTGTATTCCAGTAAAAATAATTATTGGTAGCTGTTTCTAATATAACTCTAGATGCTGAGAAGGATGTTGATGGCAAAACACTTTGGAGCCAAAAGGACAAATATGTATTAACAGATAAGTCACATGGTTGTGTGGGCGTATAAGAGGCGTCAAATGTTGATGCGGACAATGTCATCGTTGTTTTTATTGAATGCTGACCGTAATATGCCGTACTTAATGACAGACTAACACCAGTGGTGCCTGACCAATTTGTTAAAAAATCACAACTATGAATTATACGTTCATCAATTAACCCGCTTATACTACAGCGCAGTATATTATGTTCATCCTTAACGTTAAAACCAGTTGGCATAACCCACACAAATGTTTTATCCTCATCAACATAAGTATTTGAGCCTATACACGAAATCATTACAGTGTGTGAACTTTCGAGTTCTGCTCTAATACTCGATTCTAAATTAAAACGATTTGCACCGCGAAGAGACATATCAACAACAATAGGTTGTGCACTACGAGCAGGTGAATTCACCACAGATTTTTTGTTATATATTTCATGTGCGGTGTTGACCCACGGCATGTTAATCTTCTCAGAGGATACAACCGTATTGGTTAGTTCAACATCATTTATATACCATCTTGACATGATTACACCGGAAGTGGATTTAAATCAACATTCGATGCTGTGTTTACAACAACAGAATGTGAAACGCTTATAATACCAAGGCCATATTCGTTTGGCGGAAAATCTTGAGACATAAAATATAATATATGTTGTCCTTCTACAATTTTACCATTTGAATCCCGCAAATCATCTGTAATATCCAATTCAGTAACACTGCCAGATGTAGATGTTGTGCCTATAAATCCGAATTTCTCAATAATAGGAGAAGTTAAACTGTCAATTCTCATATGCACTCTTGCGGGATAATAATCATATTCATATATTCCGTAGTCTATATCATGTACATGGCCATCTTCCTTCCATATCGTGTATGAATATGAAAAAATGGACGACGTGGAACCTGCCTTTTGAACAGTCATGCGAAGAGTTTTATTTGAAACATTATCCTGTGTTGTGATTGTAGCGTTCCTTGCTAATAAATACCCGTTTGATGTTGCAATTTCGTCGTAAGTAATCCACGAGTCTGTTAGCATTGTTCTCATTGAGTATGGATAAGTGCCTGATAGGTGCTGCAACCTCGTTCTAATAATTAAACGTGGGGTGCCACTATATGCGTTAATAGTGATATCTTTATTATAGTCGCCTTCTGCACTGTATGTAAATGTGCCAGTTCCTGTCTGAAAAGACGTATAACCAGATGTAGTGCCGAGTGCGGCTTTTGAATATGCACGAAATAAATGTGTTGCGGCTGATATAAGTATACGTTGTGCATTTGCAGGAACATAAAATGTATATTCAGCTGCTCTTGTGCAATCAAACACCAACCCTGCTGCGAGTGTGTTGGTTGGGGAGCCAGTTCCTTGCGTAATGACTTCTTGGTTGTTAAACCTGTTCTGCATATTTTGAAAGAATCCACCAAGCGTGCCAGATTTGGTACCCAACTCAATATCAACCTCCTCCTCTGCATCCATCTTTTTTGTAATTTTTCGTGATAAAACCCTGTAATAATCATCAACATCTATATCATCGTCAGCAACTCTAATCCTATCACCAACATCCCAATTTAAAGCGGGGTCATTACAGATATTGATATTTAATGTTTCGCGCGGGTCTTTCATATATTTCAAGTATGCTTTTGCAGCTTTATATAAGGTAGGAGCATCCGGAATAGATTTATCAATAAAATAACCTGTTTTTTTACCATACGTTGCAATAGATGTTGCATCCTGCATTTCAGTTCCCACAAGAGTTACTGCGTACGGTTCCTCACCTTGACCTATTGCTATTATTGAATTCTTAATTTCGCCATCCAACTTCTTATTAATTAGTGTAACATTTCTATTTTGGAATGAAAATATTTTGTCAATATCCTCGCCACGAACAGTTGTAAAATTGAATTTTAAATCATTATCAATATAAGCATCCCAATTAACATCCCCATATGCTGTGCTTGTATTAGTTAATTTTCTAACTTTTTCAAGTGCTTCTAACCGCGTCAAACCTGATAAATCAACCGCAATTGTGTCATCAGTTGTGTTCGGGTCATTATAAGCACTTATATTACCAGCGGTAACGCTGGTATCTGAATTTGTGTTGCAATCAAACCTAGCATAATCTATTTCTGTCGTGTTATTACCGTCACTATTAAGTGAAATAGCATATCCGAATTGATTTTGTTGTGCTGAATAATCACTAAATATATATGTTCCTTCCCATATGGAATCGCCATCATATGTTAAGTCTGTTTGACGCCATGTTGGTGTTGATTCGCCAGCATTTCTGCACACGTATAAAATAGGGTGGAAGTAATTCCCGTATTCTTGAAATGTCAAGTCCTGAGATGTTCCAGGCACAAGCCATGCGTCGCCACTGTTTGTAGAGTACAACCACTCACCACCAGCATATGTAGTACTCCCGTATATTTTCCATTTAACTGCATTTAATACATTACCGCTTGGCGCTCTCGCAACAATAGCATATTTTGTTGAGTTATTAATTTTATACGGGTTTGAAAATAATATATTATACCACACACCCGCGGATGCTGTAGTAAGTAAGTTACCGCTGATACTTCCTGCTGTTAAGTCAGCGCCTGTAGGGAGTCCGCCGGATGTATTTTTTATAGAAACAGTAAACATTCCTGGTGTTCCGACCCTGAACAATCTGAGTCTAACACCAGTAATATAATGTGATGTATTGCTACCCACAGTACCAACTGTAAAAGTTTGGGTATTCCATGAGGTACTATACGTACTACATTCGCTATTGTAAGTCGTTGAATATTCACCTAATGTCAATAGTCCATTATAATCGCCATACTCTTCAAATGCTAAGTCAACAGGTGATGATGCTCCCGGCCATGTTACACCACCGTCGTTTGAATAATTATACCACCCGCCGCCATAAGTGCTGCCAGAATAGCCAAGCCAACTTATGTAGTTAGTTGCATCACCACCCGGTGCTCTACACAAAATTGCATATTGAGAGTCCGCATTCAATGTACAGCCACTAAGAGGTATTTCTATCCATTCTTGCTCAAGAGGGATTGTATTACCATCAATACTTCCAATGGTTAAATCAGTACCTATTGGGTCATAATCTGACACATTTCTCAAAGATACTACGAACGGACCTGGTGTGCCATATCTTCTTAGATATAATTTTACACATACAGCGTGATGCTGTTCGCTTGCACCTGTATTACCAACAGTAAAAATTTGTGCAAGCCAGTTATTTCCATACATCGAATAAGCTGTATTTATTGGCGTATTGAATCGCTCGTATAATGTTTTTGTACCATCATACAACGTGCCTACCAATTTTATAGATACAGAAGAAATATCGCCCATTTCATCAACGTTTGGGTCACCATTACATAATGGTATAGATTTAATAAAACCAGATTTATTGAATGCCACATCAGATGATGTTGCTAATTGGGGTAATCTCAAACACCCATCATATACAGCTAGCGGAAGACTTGCGGGATACCCATATGTTCTAAAATACAAATCATAATAACAATCAACCCATGCATCTTTATATCCCGTTGCAATCATGCCCCATGCTCTATCTAGCGCCTCGCCCCCATATGTGTTTGTGTAATCAGTTACCCACTCTATACGCTGCTCCCCATTCCCGTCTGGCCATGTTGCAACAATAGCATAATGTTCGTCTTGTGCTACGTATATCGGCTGGGATAGTATCGCTTCATATAATGCAGTTGACGATGTTACGAGGGAGGCATCTATAGCAGCTGTTGCAAAACCTGTATTTGTTGGAAAAATTCCATCAACATTAGATATATAAATTTCTACATAGCCGGCAGATAAAGTACCAAATTTTTTCAATGCAATAGCTACCTTGTTCATCATATAAGTAGAAGACGGAGTAAATATTTGGGCAGCCCATTCAGTTGCGTCTAGAACTCCGCCACCAAGAGTTGACACGCCGATAAATTCTTGCTGTATGTCTGATACTGATGTTGTGACATCTGACATTATATAGTCATGATTGTCAAACCATTCTTGCCATATAAATTTCGTCCCTATTACACATTGCATTATTTCGTCGGGGCGCAGCCCATCAACAAGTTCATTATTTGATGTTGATGTTAACCGACCAAACTGCCACGGATTGACATATGGAGCGTAGTCATTATTATTTGCGCGGTAATAATCACATACGCGATTCTTCAAATAATGATACCCTTCATGTACACCACCAAACTTCATTTTGCTCCCAGAAGATGATTTTTCAAAACTGCGCGGTTCAATAATACCTTGAAACATCAACGCGCTATCCTTATATATTTGGCACTTTTTGCCCACACAGTATTTATTAATATTACGACCAGTAAGGTTGTCTGTTTCTATCTCGAACTCAGGCACATCCGTTAAAACAATACTTGGGTCATTATATGTAATTGAAAATATATTCGGTACCACCGTATAATTCGAACCCTCAACATATACAACCCAACCTTTCATGTAATAACCAGCTCCTTTATGGTGCGTAACACAGTTGTCATGTAGGGATGTGGCATCACCAAGTGTTATTTTTCTTTTTTTAATTGTAACTGTGTCATTTGTGCTAAATGACTCAGTAGGTTGTAAATTATACGAAGTTCCCCATATTTCAAATAATAAATCTACATCCGAATCAGACGTCCAGTTACTACCGCTGTTAGTTGAGGTGTTCCATTTTCCGCCCGAATATCCTGAATCTGTAGAAAACTTTGAAACCATATAATGGCTGGCGTCACCACTTGTATATCTCATTACAATAGCATATACAGCGCTTGGTTGTAATGTAATTGTGTTTGTAAAAGTAAACTCAACAAAATTGCTAGTTGTAGGTATCGAACTTCCTGTGATTGTTGATGAAGTAAGGTCACTACCTGTTGGAATATCACCAGACGCTGTTCTAATACCAACAACCACGTCGCCAGAACTGCTACCGACGCGATACAAATTAACGACTGCTGACCTTAAGGAAAATTTGTCATTTGGTCCTGTATTACCAATAGTAAAGGTTTGGGCTTGCCAATATACACCACGAAAAGCGTCTGTATTCCATGCAGTGTAAGTTGTGTGATTTTCAAAAAGCGAGGTATTTGATTCACCATATTCTATAAAACAAAGGTCTGATGTAGAGTCAATGGTCCACGAACTACCACTGTCGGCTGATGACACTGCAGTTCCTCCTCCATACGCACCATCAGCATAAGCTTCTCGCAATACAATAAAATGCGTGTCGTTACCAGATGGATATTTTATTACGATAGCATACATAGTACTTGCTGATAATGCAGCTGTGGCTGTAAATGTAAAAGTGTACCAAGCCGTAGAAGATGGGAGGTTGGCGGCAGAAATAACAACCGAGCATAGGTCAGCACCTGTCGGTTTGCCCGCTGATGTTGCTTTAATACTTACTGTGACATCGCCAGTACTGCTACCGAATCGGTAACACAAGAGCGCAACAGCGGTGATATTGTGCGCACGATTACGGGACGCATATCCCGATGTAAATGTTTGAGCTATCTGGTGGGTGCCAAACGCAAAATCACCATCATTAACAACGTCATGGAATTCATAAGTATAAACTGTGGTCACTTAACCACCACCCCAAGTAAACCCAGCACGCTTTGCTTCAGAAACTAATGCATCATGTACTATGCTAACTACTTCTTGTGCATCCGCTCTTTCACTAATAACAATATATGGTGCTAAAACAATACTATTACTCTGTCTAATGTCAGCTTCAGCCATACCTTTTGCAAGTGCGTCCCAAAATCCTTCACTTCCTATATTTTCTAATAAATCATCGATAACGCCTTGAAAATCTGGCAAAACTCTGTAAGCCATTAACTGCATAAGAGCAAACATATTCGATTCAAATTGCTCTGGCAATGTAACACCATATTCTCGCATCGCTTTTGCGGATTGGATGAATGAATTAATTAGTTCAGTCATTTTAAAATATGACTGTATGCGAGCCCATTCCTCACCAAGCATTTGCCAACCTTCTGCAACGTTCTTAAAGTAGAATCCAGCTGACTCTAATTCGGTGCTGTGTTCAACAAACGTGCTAATTGCATCGCTGAATCCACTTGCACCGCTGAGTACATCACGGAAGTCATTAGCCATTTCTTCGATAGTTTTGACCACCTGTTCTTCTGTATCTTCAAAAAGTGTATCCCAAAAGTTTGGATTGTTTAAATTACCTATAAATCCGCTTATAATACTCATTAATCCGCCTGTTGCACCGCCAGCCATCTGCTGGATAAATGGCAAGAGTGTATTATACAGCTGACTTTGCATATCTAATATTTGTTTTTTTGTCGCATCATCAAAAGCGGACCCCATAATGTCCTCAGTAGTATAACCAGAAACATATTGTTCAGTTTCTTTTGCTATTTTACTAAGAGATTTTTCTGCCTGCACCATATATTCATATGCCAAATTATTTGTCAATCCCGCCTCTTCATGAAACTTAATGAAGTTTCTTACTGCAGGTAGTTGTTGCTGCGCAGATATTGCGCGCTCGGTAGCACGTGTATCATATATAGGGATTTGCCTCTCGCCGACTTTATATTCTTGTTGCGCAGCAGTGGCAAGATTGCCAACAACATCCATTATTGTGCCAATAATTTGCAACGCCATCCACATTTTTTGTATTTTCTTCCAATTCTCCCCAAGAGTTTCCCACTGGCCGGCTACGCCGCCGAAATAGAAGCCCGCATCGTCCAAACGAACGCCCGCGGCAACTAGTTGGTCTATAAATTCGCTAAGACGGTCAAATCCTGTTACCGCGCTAATTAAGTCGCCTGCCATATCATTAATTGTTTTTACGGCTTCTTTAACAGTTTCTACAACTTCATCAGATTGCAAAACTGTAGTCCAAAAGTCTTTGTTGCTAAGATTGCCCTGAAGACCGGTAAATACATCAGTTATATCCGTAACCATACCGCTCATAAAAGGCGTGATAGCTTCGCCTATTTGCACCAAGCCATTTTCAGCAGCTGTATTTAAACCAGTTGTATCAACACCCTCAATTTGTAAGTCTTTCATCGTTGAAAATACATCAATAAAAGTTTTAATCATATCAAGTGCTGCCCACTTGGCTTGAATTTCGGCCCATTTATCGCCTAATGTCTTCCACTGGCCTGCAACACCATTAAATGTAAACCCGGCTTCATCTAATGACTCACCACGTGACACCATTTTAGTTATTGCGTCACTTATTTGGGTAATATCGCCTATTTTTGACCATGATTCGACAGCATCGGCAACTACTTGGGCATCAGCGGCCAATTGTTCTTCTGCAGTTAGAGCGACCTTTTCATTACTATCCACCATCGCAATAATTCCATCTTCTGCTACATTTTGCAAAGCTAGCCAGTCTTTATTTTGACTCAACGCTTGGTTTATAAGGTAATTTTTAAAATCTTCTGACATGGTGCCAGCTGTTGTACCCTCCGCAGTTTTAAATAATTTTCCCAAAATGGATGTATCTTTACTTCCTTCAAACATATTAGCTACTTTTTCATATCCTTCAACTGTTAAATTTACTGTCCATTTATCCTTTGTCCATTTTACAAGTCCTAAAGGACCTTTAACACCGGTTGTTGTTTGAATAGCTTGATATTGGCTCGCACTAAGGTTCTTCCGAATTTTTTGAAATTCATCCCATGTTACATTTGTTACTGTAACCATCCCTTCGTTAATTGAATCTCCAAGCCCTGCTACAACATCATCTCTAATTTCACCACTGCGCTTTTCAACATAATCCATCACGCCTTTTGTTGTTTCTGCAGCGGACCCCATCTTCTTTCCTGCAGTATCCCATGATGCTATTAATGCATTACCAAATTCCTGACCAAAAATCATGAGAGTCAAAGCATCACGCATTGCTCTATCTGATTCACCCATCAACTTGCTCTGTACATCCATTATTAGGGTTAAATCACCCTCATGTATTTTTGTAATTTCTTCTGATGTATATTTATACGACTTCAATGCCATTTCAAAATCAGTTGTTCCTGTTAATTTTTCTGGGAACCACCTGGTTGGTGATTGAATAAATCCTTGTTCACCTACATTCATATAACCAGTTTTAATAAGTGCCATCGCTTGTGATACACCAAATTCGCTTGTGATACCCGCCATTTGTTCAACTTCTCTTCTAATTGTTTCAATTACTGTCCCCTCTTTTACTAATTCAGTAACGAGCTGGCGAACTTTGCTAGGCATATCATCCAATGCAGAACCCATATCATCAAGACTGCCCGTAAAATCTGTAGATGCAGTGGTGGCTTCCTGTGTTGCACTTGTGAGCATAATCATAGCAGCGGTCATTGCACCAACCATCACAGCAATACCAGCAGCAGCAGCATAAGCAGATATACCAGCAGTTGCACCAGCTTCAGCAACGGCTAATTGCATGGTCGCTGCCGTCTTCGCTTGTATAAGTGTTGTTACAATAGGCAAAATTGTAGCGAGTGTTTGTAATGTTGTTGAAACAAATATTAATGCAGCACCAACTTCTCTCTGGCCTGCTGACAAAGCATACATAGCAGCCGTCATGCCCACTATTGCAAACACTTGTGTAGCCATCGTCCATTTTTGAAGCGTTAGTTGTTGTGTTACTCCCGCAAGTGCTATTTGTTCTCTCTTTAGTCCATTAATTTCACCATCAATTGCGGCTTGCCGTAATAATAATGTATTAATACTCTTTAAAGCAACATAATCCTCCTTAATTCTCTCTGCCTTTGATTGGCTGATAGCAGCCCCTTGTGCAAATATAGCCATGATTTCTGAGTCTGTCATGGTAATATTATTTTTCAGCCTTAACATTCTCAAATCAAGAGCAACTCCATTCCGTTCTAATTGTAAGTTTAATATAGAGTAAGCAATTTTTTCTTCTTGAAGGCTAAGAGCGACTTTTTGTTCTTGCATTGCTAATATTCGAGATGAAGCCGCAGCTATAATGTATTTGGAAATGAGAAGAGAAAGAAATATAATAACAGGATAGATGTATTGGCCAAGTGATTGAAACATTTTTGATAGTGTATCTAATGCAGGGGCGAGACTTGAAACCATTCCTGTCATAGCGGCAGCAAATCTGTTTTGCATATTTATCATTGTGGTCGAAACGAGGTCATCCATTTTGCTTGCTGCTTCTTCCATAGTGCCAGTTGCAAATATACTTTCCATTTGTGTTTGCTGCCAAATTTCTAATTGTCGTGATAATACTTCATAACCTTGGGCGGACCTAATATTTGTAAATATAGACGCGATAGTTGCTTGTCGTTGTTCTTCTGTTTTCGATGCTAAAACACTCTGTAAATCTGCCACTATGTCAATAGCATTTCGCATTTTACCAAATGAATTAAAAACCGCAATACCCAACTCTTTTATTTTCCGCTGTGCAACAGGGTCTGTTAATTGTTGGAAGAAGTTAACAACACGAGTTGAACCCTCCTCAAACGCTGGGCCACCAAAGCCGCCACGTGATACAGCAACTAATGCTGCAAATGCAGTTTCCATACCTTGCCCAGCAAGAGAAGCGGTTGCCACTACGCGACCCATAACTTGGTTTAATTGTTCATATTCAAAAATACCTAGCTTAACAGCGAGAAATTGAACATCATAAATATGTGTTAAATCCTCAAGTGTTTTACCGTAAGCATACATTGTACCTATGCCAGCTTGAACTGCTGTTCGTAAATCAGTTGCACCCGCTGTTGCTGCACGCGATGCAGCATTAAGAATGAATAATGCTTTTTCACCTTCAAATCCAGCTGAAACTATATCATACAAACCTGTCGCGAGTTGTCCTAACGTTAAAGGTGTTTTTTCACCCAACCTGATAATAGCATCGGTATATCTTTGCAACTCTTGTTGACCCACGAGCAATAAACTATTAACACGCGCCATTTCCTTTTGAAATTCAATTGCGGCCCCGATACCTTCCCCAATTTGCTGGGTAAACATACCAAAACCACGATATAAAAGTAAACCTTTAAAAATAGCGAGCGTACGCAATGAGTGATGGCCCAATTGCTGCATACTTGCGCCCATCTGATTTATATTTACTACACCAGATTGATACAACGATGTAATTTCAGACTGCGCGCGCGTAATGCCTATGGTATTCGCTCTTATAAGTAAATCATACTTTCCCTGGGCCATCTTTTAACCACTGCTTACGTTTTTCTAACATTTCCTTTCTTATATTTTCTGGCACATCATCTGGTTCTTTTGATTTACTTATCCAAGGATTAAAAAGAAGTGCATCATCGATTAGTTGTCGCACGTATTCCATGTCAAACGAAATTAGTATGTATTCCAACGACCAATGATAGTTATAAGCGACGCAATGAATAAGTGTCCTTATTTCATCAGGCCGCTTTGCTAGTTTTTTTTCAGGTCTTCTTGAGATGGAGGAGCTGTTTCTGGTACAGCTGCTTGTTGCATTTTAGATATAGAGTGCTGCGTAAATTGAGCCAACTCAGCATCAGAAATTAACGACTTCAAATCATCAATTTCAAACGGCATCTTCGGCTTTTCATTTTTCCTGCGAGCTTCTTCATATATATATGCTTTTATCATATAATATGCTTCTAATATACTGCGTCGCAAGAAAAAAGGTGCGGTTTCAATAGAAACTCTTGCTGTCTTTTCCACAGCTGCTAAAAGTTTTGTTGATAACTCGTCAACAAGTACTTTCACTTGCACTTTATCTATTTTGTCCCAATCTTTTTTATAAAAGGTCATCACTGTTAACACGCTAGTAACCTGCTGTTCGCTAGGTGTTGTAGTTGCTAAAAATTCGGAAAGAACATTAAGTTGTAAACGAATTTGCGATTCTTCTTGAACTGATGTCAAGAATGGCACAAACTCATCTACATGTTCTTTCGTTAATTCAGCCACTGCTAGTGAGCCTTCTATCTTCATTTCAGGAAGCTCTACTTCTTTTCCGTCCAAGAACCATTGTGCTTTAAATTTCATAAGCCTGATTAAGCAGGTGCAGTAGTTGCGTCACAATATATAATTTGTGCTGTTTTTGATGCTGCTATTTTATATTTTGCTGTCCAAGTTAATGTTTCTTTAATTCTTCCCTCAGCGATAGGTTCTGATGAATCAGTCCAAACCACATCATATGCATCTACTTCTAGATAACATGCTGTGTTTTGTGTACCGGTCCATTTATAGGTCAAATCAAACGCTGTCGGGTCGGATATTGCTGCTGTATCACCGCGCCATGCTGTTAACTCATCATCATTTTCAAACCACTGTACAACAGTACCAGTCATCCTGAACGTACCACTGCGTACATCTGCGGTATAATAATCACCGAGTCTACGGTCAGTAACAGGATTACGATTAATTGTAACATTACATGATTCTACAAACTTCTTTGGTACGGCTGCTTTTAAAACAACACAATGTCTGAAGTGCATTCTCTTTGGGTCTGGTGACTGTGCTGGAGGATTCCAACATTCAGCTGTGAATGTTTTACTTGTTCCACCAATTTCTTGTATACCAAAACCACCAGTAAATGTGACTCTTGAAGTCCCCATACCACCAGCGGGTTGGTCAAGTGTTAAACTATCAACAGACATTCCACCGTATACTTGTAATGATACACGGTTACCACGCATTATCATGACTGTTAATGTATCGACTGTTTCGCCTGGTGTCATTGTGTGTGTACCACCACCGACGGTTGTTGATGTAGAAACTCCCATTGCGGCGGCTAAAACTAAATGTAGAGCTGGTGAAGATTCACCAATAAATAACCCTAAATCCCCGCCCGTGTCAACTGTTAATGGCACATGTGATGTCTTTTCCCATTCTTGGAGACATTCTGTATCATTCCAGTTAACCGTTTCTTTTAAACTTTCTGACTCTAAGCATAAATAAGCTAACGGTTTGGGAATTATTGCAACTTGGTCATTTACTGCAGCACCAGCAACCGTTGAAGCAACAACATAAATATTTGATGTTGCATTAGATGAAGTAATTTTTAAAATACTCCCCTCTGCCGTGCCTGAGATTAATACAAGATTTCCGTTTGCATATACAGAATCTTTTATATAATCATCAGCATCCTCCATCGTATATGTTGTACCACTTATGGTTGTTATTTTATCTAAATACGCTCTTACAGTAGTTAAACCAATTTCAGAATATCTTCCCATACTTGCTGACGTCATTTATTTTCACCTCAATGTTTAAACATCCTTTATATCTTTATATATTTGAACCGTTGGTTGCATTACCAACCGGTTCTCACATCATAGTTATTTATCCTCTCTTATCATTTATTAACTTTGCGTAACATTATATTATTTATTTCATGTACTTTGGGTGTGCATTCTTTCTATATCCGCATAAATATAGAATGTGGCAGAACACAACATTATAGATTGACCTCGTTCATTCCAATCTTGCGCATAATCCGCACGCCCATATTTTATATCAGTTACAGTTCCATCTAAAGCCCAATCATCAGGTTTTTCTGTAAATATTTGTGTGATGCGGCTAAGGTAAAGTTCCGCGAGGTCATATTGCTTTGAAACATCATAAACATTAATTAAAACCCAGATAATAACACAAACACGGTATGTATAAAAGCTCGTTGATTCTTCGATAGGTTCTGCATATACGCGCTGATATTTTGCATGTATACCGGTAGGTGGTAAATGGTGCCAATCAAAACGACCCTCCCCCCATGTGTCAATCTTATATTCGCGCGCAAGACGCGCGTCAGTCATGAGGCGGTTGTAGAAGTCTTCGTGCATTCGTTTAAATGTATAATATGGTTCACCTGCATCGCGGTCAATTGCTGCCATTAAATACCTCCTGTTTCAATTTCCATTAATTTGCGCTCGACATAGTCAGCCATCCGTCTTTCAACATCATCTTCAAAACTTTGTGATATTCCGAACCATTCACGTGCTGGTACTCTGCCACGTGATGTTAGCCATCCGCCTCTGAGAAATTGATAGTGGTCGTGCTCATAAGCAGGATTTGGTATATATCTCAAAAAAGTTTTGCGCATTTCGATTATTGGCGCAATTACATATGCCATATATGCAGCAGAGCCAACAACCATTCGTGACCTATGAACCTTTGCACTATATGATTGGCTAAGTGGTGCCCACATAACACCTTCGGGGTCTACTCCTAAATCGAGATTTTGTTTGATGCTATTCTTCAAATCATCTACTACGCCACTTTCCATCCAAAAACTTTCCCAACTTTCTAATGCACGGAAAGTACCATCAGCATTTCTAAATTTTCTCGTTGCATCCGGAGACCACCGAATGTCAACCTCTGGAGTTGGAAACCCATCACCCATTAGTATACCTCTTCATCTGTGTCTTCTGCCTTAAATGTGTAGATTTCAGATGGTTTTAGACCTTGTGCATAATCGAGTAAGGCATATTTGAACGCTAAATTCTCTTTACTTACGACAGTTGTATCTGTACTTCTTAATTGTTTTTCACCGTCTTTAATTTCTTGAATCCTTTTGTGAACCGTATCAATAAGATTACGCCCGTAGTTCCAAAAGTCTTCGCCGCGGGTGTAGCCTTCCCAATATTTTAGAATAATATAGCCAGCGGCTAACTTTTCGTATAAATCTGCAACATAAGTCGAAGTTGTGAGGTTAGTTGATGTATAATATGTGCCTAATTCAGCATAAACTTCCTCTTTTGAGTAGTCTACAACATCACTAATTTCCGCATTTGTAACTGTTGTTCCATATTCAACTTTAAAAACATCCGAATCAGCAGCCGCAGTTGTTAGTGTTATTGTTCTGTAATCGTCAAATGTATAATTTGTGTCTGCGGTTAAGGTTGTTGTTTTATTTTTTACAACTGAATAAACTGTTATAGGAGGTTGTTGTTTCAATAATTCTAATTTTGTACCATTATAGTTACTAAAGTATTCATAGCCATAAATTCGCGCTTCTTGGCGCACTGTCTTTATTTGTGCATCTGTTGCCATTAGTCATTCACCTCCTCCACTTTAAACTTATCAGAGTTGAGAATACGTTTTGACCCGCCACCTATTGTATAAAATCCCCACACTTTAATAGTCCAATATCCTATATCTGCTGTCATTTCTAATTGAACATCAGCTCTGTAGCAGCCTAAACTAACGTATGTTAAATCCTGGTCGGCTAAGAAAGTTACGCCATCAGGTTTATAAACAGAATATCTTGGAGTTGATGGGTCGATTAAATCGCCTGCAGCATCTCTGAATGTTACATCTACTCTTACCGTATCGCCTCTTTCGTATTTATGCATGTATATCAATCCTCTTTTTTTTAAGTTGTCCTATATTAATTTACTTGATGAGTTATGAATACTTGATTTCATTACTTCCAATTCTTGTTGTTGCGCATACAATATCGCCTATGCGACCAAATGTAATATCGTTACTACCTATTCTTGTAAATGTTGGATATATGCGGAACCATTGGGTTGCTGTCTTAAACGGCGCAATTGCATCATATAATGCGAATGAATCTGTAAATGATTTAATATACCCAGCATTCGGGGCGACGGATGTTGTAATTATTGTTACATCTTCGAATAGACGGGTAAGTGCTCTTGTTATACTATCTGTTGGTTCAATTATCTCCCAAAGTAATAAGCCAGGTATTACATCTAAATTATCATACATAGCTAAATTATCGGTGAATATTTTACCGAAAATAACGGTAACACCATCAAATAGTTCAGCAACATTCTCCTCAACAACTACCAGCTCCGCTGTTAATTCCTCGTATAACGCAATTAAATCGCTGTAAACGCGCGATAATGCTCTTGTGAATGATAATATATCAACTACACCCAAATCATCGTTTAAATCGCGTTTAAAGCGTTTTACCACTAACATTTGGTCATAAAGTGAGGTGTCATCATATAAATCATGAATATTTGCGGCGGAGGTGCTAAACATATCAACTAACGTGAGTTGTTCCATAAGACCGCGTGTAAATGTTTTTCTAAGTGCAATTTCATCTATTAATTGAATACTTTCAATATATGTTGAAGCACAATAAAGAATTGCATCAACAACATCGTCAAGAGTTACTACATCCACTAATAGGTGCCCGTGTGACCATACACGACCATAATTATCAAGTATTTCTACGTACTCTTTCAATATGCAACTAACTTTTGAAACGCGTTCATCTAATGGATATATTTGGTCTTCAAACACGCGTGACCAATGCCAAACCATTGCATCATCCAAAGCAGTGGTATCTTTAAAGGTGCGTTCTAATGAAAATGTTAGCTCATCATATGGCACAATGCCCTCGTATAATTGTCTTATACCGACTGTTACTAAATCTAATACATCTAATAATGTAAGTTGTCCATCAAATGCTCGTAACAAAGTTTGTTTAAGAGCAACAATATCAGTTAGTGCAACTGTTTCGAAGAATGTTGCAAACGATTTTGAAAGCGTTGTAAATGAATCAGCAATTAACACAGCATCTGTTAATGAATGTAGGTGAGTCCATATACGGTTATACTGGTCTAAAAGTTCTGTGTAATCTTTCAGAATATAAGCAACTTTTGAAACGCGTTCATCTACTGGGTATAATTGGTCTTCGAATGTACGCTTGGTATATTTTATCAAAACATCATTCAATGTTGTTACATCTGCAATTGGACGACTTATAGCAGGCACTAACGTATCATAAATTGTAATATTGTCTTGTAGTATTCTAATATGGCGAATTACTCTATCAAATATATCAGATAAAGAAGTAGAATCGAGTAGTGTGAAATACTTAATTAAACCTCTTGATAGCGTATCATATAAAGTTGTAACATCATGAAGAGTTATTAACTGTATTTTAATGGTTGAAATAACGTCTATTATTGATAGGTTGTCTACGTACACACGCAAACTTGCCCATGTATGTTTATAAGCATCGAGTAATTGCGTGTATTCTTTTAATATGTAATCTATTTGTGTTACGCGTTCATCTAATGGATATATTTGGTCCTCAAATGCACGTTTGGTATATTTTGTTAAGATATCACTTAATGTCGTTACATCAACAATCGGTCGACTTACTGCGGGTGCTAACAAATCATTAAGTGTGGTGCTGTCTTGTAATGTTCTAACATAACGAACTAATCTGCTAAATACATCAGATAATGAAGAGGAATCGAATAATGTAAGATATTTAGTTAAGCCTCTTGATAGACTATCATATAGCGTTGTAACATCGTAAAGGGCTATTAATTGCACCTTAAGAATCGAGATAATATCTGTTATTGATAAAACATCAGTGTATATTCGTAGGCTTGCCCATGCACGCCTATATTCATCAAACAATTGTGTGTATTCTTTTAATATGTACTCTATCTTTGTTACACGTTCGTCAAACGGATATAATTGGTCTTCAAACGTACGGGAGTGTTTACGTACTATTTTATCATTCAAGGTTGTCAATTCAATGAACGGACGCTCAACGGTCCGCATCAATGATTCTGTTAATGTTATATAGTCTTGTAATTTTCTCGTGCTATCAAACTTTACATTGAATATATCTGCTAAAGTTGTTTGGTCTGTGAATAAGCGTAATAATGTTAAGTTGCGTGTGAAGATATCACTCACTAAAACTACTTCAGGCAACATGCGCAGTTGTACTTTAAGTATAGACATTAAATCTGTTAATGATAAATCATCAACAAACAGGTGTAGGTGAATCCATGCATGCTGATATGCACCAAACAATTCTGTATAATCTTTTAGTATGTATTCTATTTTTGCAACTCTTTCGTCAAGCGGATATAGTTGGTCTTCTAATATATATGAAATTTGTTTTACTAATGTGTCAGTTAATACAACCGCTTCAGTAGACACATGCCCAATTATTGGTTTAATATAATCGTGCAAAGTTAATATGTCTTCGAAAGCAATTGGGCGGTGTGTACCAGTATAAAATGCGTCTGTTAATCCACATACTTCATTGAAAACAGCTGATGTTACCCATATGCGCATAAATTCATCGTACAATATTGCACTATTATCTATACGCATTGTTCCATGCAATACAGCAATACAAGAATCATCTAACGATATCCCCTCATAGAAGTATCTCGCAAAATTCCATACTGTTTGTAGTCCGAATTCATCAAATAGTAATATACCACCAGGTTTTATGACATCTAATCTGTAGTAGAGTTTAAAGTCGTCGTACAATTCAATAGGATATATCATTCCACCGATGTGTCTATAATCAGTTAATGTAACATTTTCATACAGCCATTTATCATAAACATTTATTTTGCCATCCGTTACTAAAATACCATCCTCAAACGGAACTGCAAGAGATTTTGTTACAGTATCTGCTAAAATAAATAATTCGTAAACAGATTTCTGCAATGCTTTTACTATAATGTCGTAGGTAGAAATACTTTCGGCAAACACGGGTGCGCTCGCAAGATATGCACTACATATTAAAGATATACTTTCATTAAACAAACCCAATTTTGCTAACGACCGTAAAAACAAATCCGATAATTGTATACTCTCTATTGGGGCACGGTTAATATTTAACTTTAAATTCAAAACATCAATACAACCTACATTATCTGCAAGATTTTTTGTTGTATGCCATATTTTCGTGTATACATCATCGAGTAGATGTGCTTCATTAAATATCAAATCTGCTTTATAAATCTCGCCGTCACTTAAAACAACACAATCCCCGTGTACGCGCGCAACAGATTTAACTAATTGGTCGGATAACACAATAGATTCGGTTGTTATTTTTTGTAATAACTTACCAAATAAATCATATAATACTAAGGATTCAAACAATGAAAATAATGTCATTTTTGACAATATATCTGATAATACGATATTTTCATCTGACTTAAGAACTTTTGTAAATAAACGAGTTACATTATCAGCCACCACCACATTTTCATAGTATTGCCGCGCTAAAGCGCGAATTAATGAGTCGTATGATGCTATTTGTTCGGTAAAGATACGCAACAACAACGCAGTCCTTGTAGTTAAATCGTTTAAAGTCAGTTTGTCGTACAAATTACCTGCTGGTGCACCATATTCTTCATCCGTAGGCACAATATTTTCATATAATATACGCGTTGAAACAGACTTTCTTGATAATACATCAGCGCAAGCAACACTTTCTATTAATTGTTTGGTGTTATTCCATATTTTTGAATATGTGTCGCTTAGTAGGGGTATGTCGCTAAGAATAAAATTGATTTTATGTATTTTTACGTCATATAATGAAACACTTTCTGTTAGAGTAAGAATTTTTGTAAATGAACGAGCCACATTATCAGCGAGAGAAATGAATTCAATACACTGTCTTCTTAAAGACCTTGCTAAAGAGTCGGCGGGCGATGTTTGTTCACTAAAAGTACGAGTGAATAAAACATTTCTTGCAATTAAATCACTGGGCGTTAATTGGTCGCAGAATATACCGGATGGTGCACTATATTCTTCATCGGTTGCAGTGAGGGAATCATTAAAGATGTGTCGTATTGATTTTATTACAGCGTCAGAGGTTGATGTCTGTTCAATATATGCTCTTTGTATATATAACGTTAAATCATCAGAAAGTGTACATGATTCATACAATGACCGCACTTCATACTGGGTTTTTACATCAGTTACGTTAATTATATCTGATAATAATCGCGAAAATGTTACTTTTCTGCCTAAGATGCTATAACATGCAATATAATCTTCAAACCAATATGTTAAAATGCCATATTCGCCATCTGTTAAATCGAATGAATCCTTTAATGTTCTCGACAAATTTAAAACAACGCTATCTGTTAACGTCGCAACATCACCAAATATTCGTGTTTGCGTTTTTATCAAACCGTCACTTAAAGTTGTCGCCTCTGCAAATATACAACTTAATTTATTTGTTCGCGAATCATATAACGTCAGCGTTTCAGTATATACAAGCTTCACGGCAGTAACCAAATCATTTAACGTTGTTGCTTCTTGATAGTTTTTACTTATTACTGTTGTTAATACATCATTTAAAGCCGTGCTCTCATTGCATGCCCTCTTCGGCAGGAATGTTCTTGAAAGTGTGTCTGTGAGTGTTGGGTATTCATTAAATCCAGCGGTGATTATGTCCTGTCTTCCATCTACTAATGCAATTGATTCTCTGATTATACGTGATATTGAATAAACAAACGTATCATTGAGTGTTGTTAAATCTTGAAATCCTCTATTCAAGCCATTTATTTCGTCATCAGTTGCTGCACATGAATCGCGGTAGGTGCGGTTTAAAGTGAATGTTAAATCGTCAGATAAAGCGGTTTCTTCACTAAATAATCTTGAACTCAATTTGTTTGTACTACAAATATCAAACAATTCAATGATTTCGATATATGCTGGCTTAGTAGCCACAACTTTATCATCGAGTGAAAACGTTTCTCCTCCATTATAATTCAAATTTTTGCTCAATTGGATATTATCAATCAATTCTACTAATTCGGTTGCATTTAACGGACGCATTCCCGTAACGGTATCGGATAAGGAGAGGTTGTTGTTAATATCGAGTCTGCTAAATCGGAATGATATATTATCATACAATGTGACACTTTCGTTTTGTGTATAATCCCCGCACAACTCGAACATCATGTCAACGTTTGTTGCATTGCTCCAAGTTGCAATAAACCAAGTTAATTGGTTGCCGCCCGAGTAAGATGGGAGAGTTTTATCCCCGCGCCATTTTAAATATCCTGTATTTTGTGCACTTAATGTAAGAGCATATTTTGTATCTGCTTTTAGCGTATATGGTGTAAGGTCAATTGCTTTCCACACCGCTGTTGATGTGAGATTGGTTCCCATTGATGTTCCGGATGTTAAAGCAGAACCGGTTGGAAGGCCGCTACCATCCGTATCATATAATGTTGCAGTTATGGTTCCTGGGTCTCCGCTGGAGGTAGTAAGCAATTTAAGTCTTACTCTTGTTAATCTTGTCGTGAATGATGTGGTGAAAGATTGCCCGTATTTACGGAATGTATCAAACAAATATCCATCATCATCATTTGAAGTATAACTATCATACACCTCTGTGTGTTTGCCTTTTCCGTATATTTTAAACATAGCATCCGCAGTTGTTTCTGATGTCCATGAAGTACCACTGTTGGTGGAAACACACATGTTGCCACCGCTATAAGAGGGTGACGATTTATCATCTCTCCAATTAACATAATTAGCAGCACTTCCACTCGTTGCTTTCAGAATCAGCGCATATTTTGCATCAGCCTCAAGCGTAGCTGCTGACATTGTGAAATCATACCAACCTCCAGGAGAGATAAATGAAAAATTATTTCCATTATATGTACCAGTAGATAAATCAGAACCAGTGGGCAGACCACTACCATCTGTTGATGTAATAACTGCTGTTACTGTGCCAGGCGACCCAAACCCACTTCTCCATGCTTTTATACTTATTCCTGTAATCGTTGTGGTTGCATCTAATCCAACATTACCTAGTGTGAATGTCTGTGCGCGCCACTTCGTTCCATAGACATCTTTGTTATCATCATCATTAGAAGTGTAATATTCAAATAGCACTAGCCCATCACCACCCTATATTCACCGAATTCATTCAACGTCAATGTTAATTTAGCTGCTGCCAACGGTTCGCATATGTCATATGCAGTAATATTTTCATCAAATGGTCTTGAAATAAGCCAAGCCAGCAAGTCGGATAATGTTTGTGACTCAAGATATAATTGGGTGCCTTTTTTTGTATTGGTGTTGATATCGTATAAAGTAATAGGGTCGTCAAATGAAGTTAAGTGCAGCCAAGAGCGCGTATATATATCGCTTAACGATACGCTATCCACAAACAATTTTTGTGCATCTTTGCTGAATTTGTCACCCAAAATTATATTCTCTATATAATTCTTGTTTAAGCTCTTTAAATATGAAGAAGCATCTGAACAATCTGTGTTTTCTGCAAAGTTTCTAATAACCTGAATAATGCGGTTTACAACATCGTTTGGTGTTAATAAATCATCATACACTCTGTTTAATGCCCATAAACGCTGGTATACATCAAGCAACTCAATCATTTCCTCTAAAGTAAGGTAATAATCAGATATGCGCTCATCTGCTAATATTACTGAATCCTTCAATAGCTTCATAAACTGCAAAAATCGACCATCCGTAATTGTAACAACATCGTTATATATTCTATTCAGCAAACGAGCCAATTTATCTTCTAACAGTATTTGTTCCTCTTCAATGCGTGCAAATATCCATATCCGTGTTGCTGTATCTGTTAGTATTACAGATTCTGGCAAGTTGCGCGTAATATTAAATATTCTTGCAAATAAGTCATTAATATTGGTTATTTCATTCAATGTGCGGACGAAAGTAACTATCCGACCTATACTATCATTAAGAGTTGTATTTTCGGTATAGCTTCGTGTGAATTGCTTTAACCAACTCGCAACATCTGTGAGTGCTGTGTCATCCGTATAAAGTTTTGTTAGCGCCCACAACCTCGCAAACATGTCGTTTAATAATAATATTTCTGATTGCAGCAAAACTAACTTTCCAGATGTTGTAAATATATCAGTTAATGGGATATTTTCGCCATACTCGCGTCTGAAAATCCATTTTTTGTTTATTAAATCAATTAGCTCATTATAATCGCCAAGTATATAAGTTAGCGCGCCGTATTCACCATCAATAAGTGCTACTTGCTCTATTAAAGTGCGTGATAGCGTTCTTGACATTAAATCAGGTAAAGTAATGATTTCGGTATATACACGCAAGAATATGTACGTAAATATATCAGTTAGAGCGGCATTTTCATATAATATTCTGCTTACACTTTTAATAAACGAGTCAGTTAATGATGTGCTATCATAATAAATCTTAAAAGATGCAAAAAGTTTGCTAAAAACATCATTTAGTGCGATTAATTCATAAAATCCGCGTATATTCGTTATTAACCTATTAAATGCATCATTTATAGTTATATTCTCATTTAAACCGCGCGAAATTGCATTTAAACGCGCAAAATCATCAGAAAGCAATATATTATCTGTAAATCCTTTAATAAATGCTTTAAACGCAATTAAAATATCATTTAAAACGATGTTTTCAGTATATAACCGCGAAAATACCCACATTTTATTTATAATATCGCCCAAAATTGTGGTTTCGCCACCCTCAAACATTAATTTTCCTGATGTTGCGAGTGTATCATTTAGAGTTATAGTATCCGCAACAATTCTATTTAAGACCCAAGAACGGCTAAATAAATCATACAATCCAAGTGGTTCCGCAATTTGGATAATTAAACCTTCATATTCGCCATCATATAACGTCACCGTATCAGATAACGGTCTTTGTATTGTTTTTATAAATGCATCACTTAGTGTTAAGGAATTAAATAAAACGCGATTAACATTCCTTACAAACATATCATAAGTGGTTGTTGCTTCAAATAATATCCTTGTTTCAATCTTTTGCATTGCGTCATACGTCGTTATTACTTCTTGAATTGAACGTAACGCTGTTGATATTCTATTGATTACATCAACCAACACTACGTTTTCAGTAAATAACCTCGCGCCCGCAACAGTGAGGGTATCACCAAATGTCATACTATCATAATACGTTCGTATAAATGCAGGCAATCTCGTGTAACTATCAGAAAGCGTTATTTGGTCTGTAAATACAACTACCGGTAATTTATATTCACCATCTGTTAACGTTGTTTGGTCCTGCAGTGTTCTGGTTATACTTCTTACCATCGCGTCATTAAACACAATTGTTTCACCGAACGGACGTTGCAAAATCCATGTTAAAATATCATACGTAGTGAAGGTATCATATATCGAACGTTGTAATTGTTTAATAAACGTGTCGGACGAGGTAACACTATCAGTATATGCCCTACTCAATATAACAGACCGTATTAAACTATCGTATAATACAACGCTTTCATCAAGCCGCTTTGCACCCTTTGAAACATAATCCATTTGGTCGTATAAAACTGATAAATCTATAAACAAATGCAAGTGTGTCCAGACCCGCACAAATAAATCAGCCGCAGAAATTTGGTCGGACAAACTTCTAACAAAATTAATAACTCTGCTACAAACATCCCAACCCGTAATTATGTCCGTAAAACTTCTAGTAAATAACTTTGATAAAATGATATTATCATATGTCGTTATGAAATCATTATACGTTCTGTTAAGAGGCCAAACACGGCTAAGCAAATCAATCAGGTTAAATGCTTCCTCCAACGTTAGATAATAATTGGTAATTTGTTCGTCAGTAAGAGTAACTGATTCTTTTCTCACAACTACCATTTGTTTTGTTAAACCATCTGTAGTGCTCAACGACTCTGCAAATATTTTATTAACTACTAAAACTAAAATATCAACAGCAGATAAACTCTCCGTGTAAATGCGCGAGTATTGCCAAACACGACCAAATAAATCAGAAGTTGTTAAACTATTCTCATAGCTCCGCGTAAACAACCATTGCTTAAATATATTATCATACAACGACGCCCCTTCAACATTAAACCTAACAAACATCTTTTGTAAAGACATATTGTCTGTTAGGGATAAACTATCAGAATATAATCGACTCGAGGTCCAAATGCGCTGCAATGTATCTGGAAGTGTAACATTATCCTGATATAAACGTGCGGATTGCAGCAAACGGCCAAAATTATCATTTAATGCAACCACTTCCGCTAAACTTCGGATAAGCAACTTCAGTGAGACTAACGAGTCACTAAGCGTTAAACTATCAATACATGAACGTATAAACTGCTTAACCGCAACAACTACATCCACTAATGTTGTTGTTTCATTCAAATATCGATTGAAAGGAATGCTGCGCTGAAGCGCATCGTAAAGAGTGGTATTATCTGTTAACAATCGTACAAACAATTTTTGGGCGGCAATTATATCAGCAAGAGATAGATTATTCGTAAATATGCGCGACAAAGCCCACAATCTACTATATGAATCGAGGAGTTCAACACCCTCCTCCATTGTTGCGTAGAAGGCATGCATTTCCTCATCATATATTGTTACTGCATCTCTAAATGTTCTTAATAATATCTTTGACTGAATATCAGTGAGAGTGGTTGTTTCTAGTTTTGTTTGTGCTGTTTGTTTCATAAATACATCAGATAAAGTTGCAAGTTCTGTAAATATTCTACTGATTGATGCAATTCGGCTGAATGTATCTGTTATTATAATTTGTTCAGCAAATAATCGGATATAATTTGCTAATCTAGTGTATGTATCCGCAAGAGTTACCGTTTCTGAAATTTGCCGCGTAAATATTTTTAAATATACTACCTGGTCATATAAAGCCACGCTTTCTGTATGTGAGCGTTTAAATAACGCGCTTCTGCTAAACGAATCAGCTAGGGTTGTATTATCCACAAATATTCTCGATACTACCCAGATACGCTGTAAAACATCTGCTGTTGTAGCGGTATCAATCAAAATAACAGATTTTAACAAAGTTCGTACGAAACTATCGGATAGTGTTGTTGTTTCTGTAAATATTTTTGTAAAAATTTTTAATATATTAAATCCATCGGTTAATGGTATTGTTTCAGTAAGAGAACGGGCAAACAATTTTGATGAAATGACAGTATCATATAATGTGGTTGTATCTGTGAATAACCTAGTTATTTGAAATATTCTGCTGATGGTGTCCGTTGTTGTTGTACTTTCTGTGAGCAATCTCGCAAATATTTTTGATGCAACTAGTTGGTCAGTAAGAGATAGATTATCTTGATATAGTTTTGCAGAAATCCAAATTTTGGTAAATAAATCAGTTAAAGTTGGGTAGTCTTCTAGAGTTTGATAATATGTATGAATTTCATCTTCATATAAAATGATATTTTCATTAAAATTTCTCACTAATGTTTTTGTTTGTGCATCCGACAATGATACAGCTTCAAAATACTGTCTCGCAAAAACTTTGCCAAATGCATCATTTAAACTTATATTGTCAAGGAAAATTCTATTAAACCTGATAACTCTAGCAAGCAAATCTGCTAATGTAGCAAGGTCTGTTAATAAACGTGTAAATTGCTTTATCACTACAAATGAATCATTTAATGTGGTTGTATCTGTTAATAACCTGACAAATAGTTTTAAAATAGTAGAAGCATCTGTTAGTGTTGCGGTATCAGTTAATTGGCGCCGTGCCATAAAAGTTCTTGCATAACTATCCGTTAACGCTGTTTGTTCTGGTAAAAGACGAACAGCTGAAAATTGTCTCGCTATCAAATCAGAAGGTGTAATTATTTCAATGACAGCACGCGTTAGCACCCAAGTAAATGAATCGCTTAATGTAGTGGTATCATAACAATTCTGAATTTTCATCCCAGGAGTGTATACGTTGCTCTCTGCATCTGTCAATGAGATATTTTCAGTGAAGAGTCTTGTGAGTACAAAAATTAGGTCATCGTATAAAGTCGTTGTGTCAGTGTATATGCGCGAATATGCAGGAACTTTCGTTACACCATCAGTAAGGGATAAATTGTCAAACAGCGGGCGGGATAGCCCGTTAGCTTCGTCGTCTGTTAATGTTGTACTATCAAAATACGGCCTAGACAATTTGTTAACTTCATCGTCGTATAGGCTGCATGATTCATAATAGGGGCGGGATAATTTATTAGTTTCATCATCATTTGTTGCTAATTCTTCAGTTCGTGTTGTTGCAAGTGCGGCAGATGATTTGTATGCAAAAACCATATCTCTATATGCAGGCATTACGGTCGCAGCTACTGTGGAGGCTTGCATATGCAATGTGTGTGTGTGTGCACCAGCAGCAATTTGAGAAAAACCGGCCGTGCCATAACGGGTAGTGGTGGCACCATCATTTTTACATGCTGCATTTACAGTATGCGTATGACCGGCACCACCTGTCGATTCATCGCCGGAAGAAAATATTAATCGATGAAAAGGGTCATCACCAAACTCAGACAAACTTGTCCAACCTGAGGGCGGCTCCCCGTCAAAACCAGCAACAATACCAAGTGGTATTGTTGCATCTTCTTTCGCAATATAGAACTTTCGCGCACAATAGTTAGGTGACCACACGCCTCCATTTGAAGCACCATTACCTGTGTGTGTGTGTGATGCCGCAGCTATTGATACCGCACCTACTGTTGTAGTACCGGTACCTGTAACACCGCCTGTCGTACCAACAATATTGTGGGAGTGACTTGATGCACCACCTAAATCTGCCGCACCACCTGTCCCTCTCAAATAACAATCAACAACTTTGTAAGCAGAAAAACCATCAGGAATAATTGTTGTATTAAACCATGTTATCGCGCCTTGTGGAAATCTATCTGGTGTTAACGGGCTATTACTATAATAAATTACTTGAACCGTCTGGTAAGGTGGCAACGCGGAAACAGTCGTGCTGAGAGTTATCGACCCCTGTTTGTGGGTATGTTGTGTGGACGCAACAGTATAAGCAGTTCCTGATTTTTGATATGCTACACTTGCTACACTACATGAATAACCAGCAGTAGAGTGTGTGTGTTCGTTTGAGCCACCGATACCAAGTACATCTGTTGAAGCTGCACCACGAATAAATTTATCATTATAATTTGAATCAACAGCCCAGCCATCAGGTGTTTCTCCTGCAATAGATGGGTAAAAGAAATATAGCTTGGTTGCAGCCATCCTTACCAATACCCCACGTTTATGTTATATTATTATATACAGCTAAAGCATTTGCATATGACGAATATGAGTCACTTACAGCTAAACCAGTTTTAATATGCAGTATGTTAATAGACCAAACATTTGCGACGGCACTATATAAAAGTTGAACTTCTATCGCTTCACCGCTTATAATAACTCCTTTCACCCGCTGGCTTGCAAGGTTATTGATAAAGTTAGTATACTGTGTCTGCAGTGCAACTAAAAGTTGGTTCGAAGTCGAGTCTGTCATTTGTCACTCCCTTTCATCATATTTTGAATTAACTCCTTTCTCATCATATCTATTTCTACTTCCATAAGACCGATAAGCTTATACCTATCGACTTTTCCATCATATAAAAATGAAACAGTCCCATCATCCTTCTCAGAAATAACAACAGTCCATGTCATAATATCTACCTTTCAAAAATAGAATATCTAAACAACTAATATAAATAAGTTTACCTTTCAAAGACGGAGAAGATGTGTTAAAAGAAGCATAACGATACTAACAATAAGAGCAGTTGTGCCTGCAATTTCTGCAACTCTTATCTCGATTTTATCTATTCGTGTATCGACTGCTTTAAATTCTTGCATAATAGCCATTTGGTTGACTTTGATTTCTGCTGTAACCTTCTCAAATTTGTCATCAACAGTGTGGCATCGCTCGGTGTATATATGTTCGAGGTCATCGAGTTGTTTAATAAGTGTGTCAGCAATTGCAACCATTTTACCCCGCCATTCAGAAACCATCATCCATCTATCAATGTTATTTTGTGTGTCGTCGGTCATATGCATCTCCCGCAATCAAAATAACTGCCGAAACTCCATCATATAATAGCGGAATACATACAAGAGTGCGTTGCTGTTTATCGTATGAGCTCTTTATAGGAGTGCTGGTAACGCGTCTTGTCGTTAGTACTTGTTTTACTGGACAAGACTCACAAACCATACCACCACATTTTTTTATTTCTGTGCAACTTTTCCCGATATATGATGTAGCGTCCTCACCGCATTCCTTTGCGAGCTTAACAGAGGCGTCGTTAACAAATATCATTTTTTGGTGCTCATCAAGTATTGCTACACAATTATCGATTTTATTGAAAATAAATGTTATAAATGCGAATGCTGGCCCATACTCATGTGTATGTAACTCAGACGCAAGTGCATTTGTAATTTGTTTTAAATCCGCAATTTGATTTTGCAGATTGTTATTACCTTGCATAAAGTAACATAAGGTAGAGCAGTCGCCCTACCTATAGCTCTTTTATGAGTTTAACCCACTCTGACTTGCCACGTCACAGTTAAAGAGTCGCCTGACCCAACGTTTAGAGCCGAGAATGTTTGTCTACACAACAGGTCACCGGTTGAGCTCGAGTTGAAAACTCCAGACTCAGTTACGGCGAAGGTTGCTGTGAAGTTATAGGTTGTTACAAATCTCGCGGTATCGTTAGTAACGGAATTGGTTAGTACATCTTTTGTACATGTTGTACGGGACCCACCACCAGAGGCGACTTCAGACCCTAGGGTCGTATCACCTGCAGCTGGGGCAGCTGTACCAATACCAATAGCTATATGCGTAAACGCATCACCAGAAACTGCACCGATTAAACGGGCAACTTCTTCCTTACCATCAGTAACAACGAGGTTTGGTCCATACCTCTCTTCTCTAATATTGCCGTCAACATCTCTCAAAACCATGTGAACGCGACCGGTCAATCCTACGCCTTCTTTTGCCATTCGATTTCCTCCCTAAATACCTGTGAGAACACGACAAGCGCTAGTATTTACGAACGATGGTTCAATAAATTTAGCTAGTGCATAACCTTTGAAGAATCGCGGGTCGTCTTGACCATACTCGATTGCGAGTTCTGGCCCCTCACCAAGAATTATAGCTGGTGCGGCTGGGTCAATAACATATGCTTTGTTTGCTGTTACATTTTGGTCTATGATTATTTTCAAACCACAAACTGTTGGTAATTTTCCATCAACTACCCATGTTCCTCTCTCAAGGAAACCAGCAAGCAAATCGTTGGTAATCAAACTAACATACTGAGTATGCTTCATAGCAAGATATTTAGCTTCGTAACCCGCATCAAATATCGGGTCAGCACCTGCCATAATATCATCAGTTGGATTGTTTGAACCAGTTGCCCACGCGGAACCAGACTTGGCTGTACTATCCGCTTCTATCTCGGTTGCAATTTGACTGTTCTCCATTCTCGCTAGTTCTTTGGCTGCAGACTTCACTTCGAGGCCCAACACATCGATATCTGATTTGAGTCCTGCTTCAGCGGATATAGCTAAATGCACAACGTTCTTCCATAAGTCAAAAGACGTTTTGGAATATGCTTGCGATTTGATATCTGCTTCAACTAATTCTGGAACCTTTTCAGAACCAGTATAATCAGTTGCAGTTCTTACATCAGCAACGAGGTGAGGCATTGCGATGACTTGACAAAGCTCTCTGAGTCTATATTGAACGCGGGCTAATCCCAATACTTCCTGTATTACGACTTGCGCTTTTACATTCGCAATATCGCCTACCATCATCATTGGCATTTTCTACCACCCCGCCAACATAATTTTTATCTCAGTTGAGGCAGTTGTCACATCCTCAAGTGCGTGTCCGACAATTTGGTGTTCTGCTGTTGCGGTTGTCCATGCGGCTGTAATTTTTCCAGCACCTGCAGCTAAAGGTGTTATTTTCTTTATTGCAGCACCTGGAGTTGCAGTCACTTCGACCACACCACGCCAACAAACTAAACCAGTTGCATCTGCAGAAGTTGTCTCTAATACAACACCATAAGGCGGTGTATCAGTACCATCCCCATCACATAATCTAACCTTTGCGGTTGTTACGTCGGCGTGTACTAAATCACCCTTTGTTAAATTTTCTGCAGCAGTCTCTTTATCTACATAGAAGTCGTAGGTTTTTTGTATTCTACCTGTATCGGCCATACTTAAAACCTCCCATTTTTCTTGTAGAACTCATAGGGGTCCTCTTTATGTCCAAACAGTTTCTGTCTCATTTCATCAACTTCATTCTGTTTTAATTGTGCAGGACTTAGCTGTGCTGGTTCCTGTGCTAGAGTCACCAACGGTGTTGGATTCTCGCTCAGTTTAACCTTCACTTGTGAAAGTTCTTTCTGCAGCAATTCAAGGACACTAAAAGATAGCTTTGAAAGTTCGGCTGTTGCCTCTGCTCTCTTGCTTTCCTCTAAAAGACCTCTACTTATCTTTGTGTCGGCCACTTGTTCTGCCAGCTTCTTAACTTGCTCTTTCTCTATTTCGGCCAACTTCTCTTTTAATGAGTTATTCTCCTTCTCTAGTTCCTTCATTTTGTTTTCAAGCTCCGCAAGCATAGCCTTTAACTTTGTGTCATCAGCTTGTGCAGGCGGGTATGCTTTATCCAAAGTGTTGGAAACATCCTTCCCTTGTTCTGGCATTGTTTACCTCAAAATGATATGTCTTTGGTGCGGGTTTATAAAGGTTTGGTGCAAATCCAGTAAAAAATACTTGAAAGGGAAGTTATGCACCAATCAAAAAGAAATTACGAATATGCTGAATTAATAAATCTTCATGCTCAAAGTCATGCTCCCATATAACTAATGTTTCATATCCCTGTTCTGCAAAGTATCGGGCTCGATATTCGTATGTTAGTTCCTGTTTTATTTCACGCTCTGGAAAATGTATAGGACATGCATGCCAATAGCATCCAAAAACTTCAATTACCTTTTTTTGCTCCGGAAAAACAAAATCTGGTATTAATTTTCCAACTTGCTTTTTAATATAAAAATACTCGGGAAACTCTTCATATAAAACGTAACTAATTATATCTTCCAGAACACTCTCGGGCCTGTATAAATGCCCACGCTCATACCATTCTGCACGGCAGTTAGTACATAATGATATGTTTTGACTATCATCCCCATCATCCTTGATGCCATATACATGACACGCCTTATATTGCCCACAAACTTCACACAATTCTTTTGGCTGAAGATGCTTTTTAATCAGCGCTTTATTATGCAAATGATAAATTTTTTTTCGTGTTTGTTCTACTACCGCTTTTGGAAAAGGCTTATCTAGTTTATCAAAACACTCATCACAAAGAAAGAAAGTATTATCTTTCCTCGGATATCTACCAACAAAATATATTTTTACACCTATTTTGCCGCACTGCATACATGATGTTTTTGCTACATCTACTTCGTTATATTGTTTATCAAATAATGGCAAGAGATGAAGTCGCCTTTCTTTTGCAAAAATCTTTTTTAATATTTCATTTAAATGTTTTTCCCGCGCGGCATCTACGATAGCACACACTTCTTCATATGATAATAATGATTTTTTACCGAATTTAATATGCAATTTTTTAATTCCGTCTGGCGTTAAATGTTTACCATTCTTAAATTCTGCTTTTAGGGACTGCGACCACCCGTCATCCATCCCCAAAATATCACATAATGTTAAACAATTATCAATACCAACAACTTGCAAAGAGTTAAAATATTTATTCTCCATCAATGTTGAATTAATACCGTATTTGAAAAGTTGATTCTTTATTTCGTTTAAAATTTCTAAATCACCATCTATCTCATAATACGGCATCGGCCGTATCCCGTATTTTACATCATTTCTCTTAGAAAATGTAACACCAGCAAAACCCTCGCTGCCTAAATCTAATGTCCAAGAAGCAGGCTTCTTTTCCTTTTCAGCCATTTCATTCACAATTTGTAGCGCCAATATAACACACTTTGCAAGCTGGATTCTTGCAAACTGTTAAACGCGTGTATCTTTTTATACCTGTAACAACACGCCTAACAGGGTCCGCAGAAACTTTTGCGTCAATAGACAACCCCTTATACTCGCCATTTTTAATTTTCTCCATCGTTTCATAATCATGAACAATAAAATCGACATTTACATCAGGTCCTTTTACCTCTTTTTTAAGTATCACACCAGCTACTTTGCTTGTATCATGCTCAACATCAATAATCATATTGTCGAATTCATTAAGCGGCGATTTTTCAATAACCTCAGGTGGCCAGTAAAATCCGTTCCACACACCAAAGGATAATGCTCTACCGTGAACTTTTAATCCATCTGGTGTTTCTTCCCAAGCGCGTATTTCACCAGAAAGGAGGATATCAGAATCGAGCGGGTTTTGTTCACTTAATTGTGTTGTTTCTTTTAAAGCATGCCAAACGCGCGAAATATCGCTCGTGAGAGACCATCTACCTTCAATTTTACTACCAAAAAATTCAACACGCTTTAACCATGCACCATCTGCCTGTTGTGCATCTTCATATATTGCAACTTTACCCTTATCAATTTGTTGAATGCTGCATTCCATATTCTTTGACGGGTTTCCTGGATTATTAGGTGCTATTGTTTCTAATTTTTCACCACGCAACCAAAATTCCTCTGAATACGGTTCTCGTTGAATAACACGCATTTCTGTCTCGGAAAGTGGGTCTTTTTCTAGAACGAAATGTTCTTTTCCGTCTATAAATAAATCCCAATGTCGGTATTGCCCATCCTGCCCCCACCAGTGTTTAATAAGTGTAAAATCAGCCATCTGATGTTCCTCAGCAATGCGGTCAAACGTATCTCGGTCCGCTAATGTATCTACTTCCATATCGATTTTTGATAACCCAATAAAGGTGCCCCCATCAAACGTATCTAATATACGATATACGCGATTTCCAAATGATTCACGGACTCTGTATTGGCCAATTCCAGCGCTTTTTGCTGCTTTTTCTAATTCAGACCGTGCATGTGATATTGCAGCGTCTTTATTAGTATCAGAACAAATCGGTTTAATTTGATTAACACGCGCAAGCGCGTTTCTAAGATGCGGTAAGTCTATTTTTCCGCCTGCATCCTTATATGGTAAATGTCGCGCATTTTTATCCTCAGTTGTTTTTCCGTAGCAAGGCTCTACATAGGCAAATGATGAATTTGGTAAGTCATTAATAAAAGCACGTGTCCAGTGTGCCAATTGCTCGTCTTGTTCTTCCTGTTTCGCATCTACTGGTACTATTGGTTTTTCTTCTTTTTGTTCTACCACTATGCCTAACTCACGTGCCAGCGCCATAATGTCAGGCATCCACCCTGCATCCGGCTTTTCATACAAAAATTGAATTTTTAATGTTTGGTCTTTTGTAATTCCATTAATCTTAACATCAATAATATCCCCCACATTTAATTTGGCGGTGTTGCTATAATCTGCTGTTACATACCCGCTTTGGCAATCAGGACATCTAAATCCAATAACATAAGCGTTATTTTCTTTTACTTCCATGACTTTTGCTTTTGCGGCTACATATTTTTCTTCCATTAAACTTCCTCCATCTATTTATGTTAAATGTTTTATACCTTTTCCTCCGGTTTTTCATCCGGTACATCTTTTGTTTTATCAATAACCCTATCAAGCTCCCAACCGAGCCGTCTGAAAAATTCTTCTGCTGATACAACACCAGCCTCGAACGCTCTAACAAGAGCGGTTATTAAATCCGACTCTGGGTCGATAATTGGTCTCCATTCATGGCGTATACGAATTTTATCGTCATACCCCAACGCTTTAACTATTGGGTCATACCATTGCTTTTCAAGCTGTCGTTTAAAATAAATTTGCTCTCCTGCAACAGTTGATTCATAAAAAGAACGGATGCTATACTCCAATGTTGCGCGTGCTATCGTTTTTTCTCGACTCAGCAATGCTTTCGGGATTCCATAATTTCCAATTATTTCTTCGTCTTGTTTTTCAATAGCACGAATAAGATTATTCAAGTCAGGGTTGTATTGAATAACTTTAGGTGCAACTTGCATATTCGTTACAACAACTGCGCCCGGTTTTAATTCTGCTTTTAGTTCATTAAACAACGTCCCTTTCTCGTTAGGTGTCAATCCGCGCGTTTCAGCCTGATAAATAACAATCGGCGCCCACAAGCTACGGGAAGCATATAATAAGTCTCTCTCTAAATTCTTTTTTATGCGAATATTGCGGGCAACAGACCGACATGATGAAACGCCCATATAAGAGGATGTAGTTGCTTCGAATGTGTCAAGTGAAAAATATAATAATCGCTCTTTTGGTATAAAATTGTTCGAAGTTAATGCATATGAATACGTGATACCTGTTATTTCGCCTGTTTTTTCATCCACCCTTGGTGTCATATACGCGCTGTATAACGGCATAAGTCCTGTTATTTGACCATTACTCGTAATCATAGTCCATCCACAATTACCATAGAGTTGACGTTTTATTACTGAAAGAAGAAGAACGTTATCCATATTTACCGTACGATTTAAATCATCAACTTTTTGTTTTACTTTTTGATATTCTGGTTTGTTTGGGTCATCCTTCGGGTCTAAACATTTAACAGTCGTTTCAAATCCTGCATGTGTTGTAAAATTGCCTATTAAGTTGATACATTTACGCAAAACAGCAGTTGACTCAAAATAATTATACCATTGTGTCGTAGGGCCGTAACCTTGTTTTAAAGCGTTTTCAATCGAAGTACCGCTATAAACATTGCCAGCAGAAACAAGCTGAACTCTCTGTTCACGCTTTCCTGTAGTTGCATTTACATCAATAATTGTTTCAAAACGTGGTGCGGGCGATAAATCAACTTCTTTTTCAAGTTCTTGACCTTGTACTACTTTAATCCATGGTTTGTCAATAACTTTTGGTTTTAATTTCACCGCTTTTTTTAACTTCTTATAATATTTCGTAATCATGAAACTCCCTCTCATCTATAGGGTCGATACGTGGTAAAGGTTCAATACGTTTGTGGTATATGCCTTCCGCGGGGCGCCACAGCTCGGGTTTTTGTATATTCCCGCCAACACACTCCCAAACCGCATTTGCTAATGCATCAGCGATATCTTTTGACCCTGTACGTGGGTGGTCAATGCGGATTCCTCGTATTAATTCTAATGATTTGAGCTCATCTATTAATTTCTCATTTCCCGGTATTTTAATCTTGCCTGTATATATACGTTCTTTCAAACAATCATATTCTTGCTTCTTTACTATATTTTGTTTAACATAAATACCTGCTTGTGAAACCGCTTGTATTGTTTCAGGAAATTGCCATGTATCAACAACAAAAGTGCGGAGTGGATATCTATTTGCAACATCAATTATAAAATTTTTGACCTCCTCCGCATTTATTTCCGTTTCCTCCTGCTCAAACCTAAACGCAAAATCTGTAACAACAACCTCCCCCTCTAAATGAACGAGAGCCAAACCGAATGCATCATTTTTTACAGCCGGGTCTCCAGCGAGAAAATAAAAATTATTTGGCTTTGGTAATGCATGTGGCATAAGTTGATTATTTTCAATTAGAGTAGGAAGATTTGCGTCAATACATATATCAATTTTTTCCGGACTACGAAAATATACCTCAATCGATGCAGATGGTTTTGCGCCGAAATCACGCCAAAACGCTTCCGGGTTTAATCTCCGCTCTGGTTCAAGCATTTCACGAGTAATACTAGGATTCATTTCCCATGTTGGCAGATGATAACACAAAAATTGTTTTAAGCGCTTACCTTGTTTATACAGTCGCATTTGAAAATCATCCATGAATATAGGAGAAGACACAGAAAGTACTTTTCCTTCATCGCCAAATGTCTTAACAGCACGAGAAACTGTAAAATAAACAGCATCGCCAGAAAATTTTCCTTGGTTATCTTTAAACCGCGCTGTTTCATCCATCACCACACAATTATGAACACGTATATTATTTGCTGAAAAAATATGCGATGGGTCAACTTGAATATCATACACTGCACCTGCATTAATTCGTTTTGTGTATTTAACGCGAATA